AAACCGAAATCACCGGGACCACCATCGTGCTAAGCGCCGGTGGTCTTGCTGTCGCTACGTCAATCACGACCTTTATCGTCGTTACCGCTGCTTCGATGGCCGCGTCGAAACTGCTCGCGCCGAAGATGCCGAGCTTCTCGGACTCTTCGATGACGGACCGGTCTCAAATGGTCCGCAATCCCATCTCGGCGCGGTCGATGGTTTACGGAAAATGCCGGGTCAGCGGGACAATCGTTTATCTCAGCACGACGGGAGACAAGAATCAGTTCCTGCACATCGTCGTCACGCTCGCCGGCCACGAGATCCAAGCCATCGACGAAATCTATTTCAACGACGAGCTGGTGCCGCTCGATCCAGTCTTCACAAATGAGCCGACCGGTTTTTACGCAGGCGTCGCGCGCATCAACAAGCATCTCGGCGAGACTTATCAGACGGTCGATGAAGACTTGGAAGACGACACCGCGAGCCTGACCGATGGAAAATGGACGGAGAACCATCGCCTGCGCGGCATCGCCTACCTTTACGTGCGTCTCACGTGGGACGCCGAGAAATATCCGAGCGGAATCCCAAACATCAGCGCCGTCATTCGCGGCAAGAAGGTGCTCGATCCGCGCACGGGAAACACCGCCTACTCAGCCAACGCCGCGCTCTGCCTTCGCGACTACCTGACCGACACGTCGCTGGGCATGGGCATGACCGCAGCCGAGGTTGACGATACCGCTTTTGGCGTCGCCGCCACCATCTGCGAAGAACAGGTTCAAATCCTGCCCGTCTCGCCCGTCGTCAACGAGAACCGCTACGAGGCGAACGGCGTGATCGTGACGAGCGCCAGCCCAGACGAGAACATCGGCAAGCTGCTCTCGGCAATGGGTGGCCTGATCGCCTACACGGGCGGACGCATCGTGCCCTACGCTTCAGCCTACCGGATTCCGACCGTGACCCTGACCGAGAAGCATTTCGTGGGACCGCTCAACGTGCAGACGCGGACGAGCGCGCGGGACCGGGTGAACTCGGTCAAAGGCGTTTACGTGAGCGAGACGAACAACTGGCAGGTGACCGACTTCCCGACGATTAGCTCGCCAACCTACGTCACGCAGGACAACGGCAACGTCTTTTTCCGCGACGTGGTTCTGCCGTTCACGACTTCGCCGAGCTGCGCTCAACGGCTCGCCGTGCTGGAGCTTCGCCGCGCTCGCGAGGAAATCACGTTCTCGGCACGCTTCCGTCTTGAGGCGATGCAGGTTCGGGCCGGTGACACGGTCATGATTACCAACGAAAAGCTCGGCTGGTCGTCGAAGGTCTTCGAGGTCATGGAGTGGAATTTCGCGAGCGACGGCACGCCTCCGCAGGTGTTTATCGACATGACGCTGCGGGAGACCGCTTCGTCGGTTTATTCGTGGGACGTTGACGAGGAAATCTTTGTCGAGGACTCGCCGAACACGACGCTGCCCGACCCGTTCACGCTCGGCGCGCCGACCAACCTTTCGCTGACGGCAGACGGCACGACGCAGCTCGTGCAGGCCGATGGCACGATCTTGCCACGGATTCGCGTCGGCTGGACTCCACCGGCTGCGGAGTTCATCCAGAGCGGTGGCTCGGTCGTCATCGAATACAAGCCGGCCGCAAGCACGACCTACCTGACGTGGAACACGGTCGAGGGCGCGCAGACCGAGGACTTCATCTCGTCCGACATTACGATTGGCACGAACTACAACGTCCGCATTTACGGTGAGAGCTTCTTCGGGATTTCGACAAGCTATCTCAGCGGCTCAATCACCGTCGCAAAAGACACGACCGCACCGGCGATTCCGACCGGACTGAGCGCTGCCATCGGGACCGGCAAGGCCGTCTCGCTCGATTGGAACGACAACATTGAGCCGGACTTTTCGGAATACGGCATTTATCGGAACACTTCGGCAGTCACGCCGGCCAATGCGAACACGGACAAGATCGCCGAGGTTCGCGCGTCGCGGTTCGTGGACACGGACGTAAACATCGGAACGACGTATTACTATTGGCTGACCGCCTACGACTCAGTCGAGAACGTCAGCGGATTTACCAGCTACGTGCAGGCCACGCCGTCGGTCATCACGGCCGGGCCAATCGACCCGAGCGCGCCGGATCAGCCAAACGCTCCGACGCTGGTCAGCACGACGGTCTATCCTTCCACGGACGGCACGAGCTTTGCGCGAGTGTCGCTGACAGCGCCACCGTTGCCGACCAAGGCCGTTGCGCTCGATATCCTCTACCGGCGCACGGGCGCGAGCGATTTCATCATCGGCAATCAGATCAACTCGTCAGTCTCCTACGCCGTCACGATTGACGATTTAACCGTCGGCGAGGCTTACGAATTCGGCGCACGCGGCATTTCTTTCTCGGGTGCGTTGTCGCTTGTGTCGCCGCTGCTCAGTCTGACAGCGCCGAGCAACACGATCCTGCCGACGGCACCGACGGCTTCATTTATCGACGGGCAATTTGCACCGCCAGTTTCGCAAGGGAAAATTCCGATGTTTGCGGTTGGCATGACGATCACTGCCTCAGCGAGCACAGACATTGCGCGAGTGCAGTCGAAGGTCGCGGTTACAAATGATCCGACAGATGGTGCGGCGTGGTATGCAGACGGGAACAACAGTCTTTTTGACCAAGCCATGCCGGCGAATGGCAGCGTGCGAGTGGCTTTTTACGACGTCACGGGAATGACTGCCGGATTCGGATTTGCTCGCGTTATCTCTCGCAGCGGCATCGCCTCAAATTGGACTTCCCTCGGCAGCGTGCAGGCTGACTCGTCGCTGATCAAGCGACCGCTCGGAACGGTCTCGCAATTCAACACGGACGACGTAAGCACGACCGGCATCAAGACCGGTGGCGGCGCGAGCACTCGGCAGATCAACGTGATTTTCTCCGAGTCGGTCGTTGCCACTTTGGCCGGCGGTGCGGCGTCGGAAACTTTTGAAACATCGCTGACGAATCGCGGATTCAGCGCGAAGCCTGACATCGGGATCGCGCAGTGCGCATCGGACGGAAACATCTCGGCCGCTTACGATTTCGACGCAGCCGGCAACAGCAGCGTGACCGCAGTCATCCGCGTCTCGACAATCGACGGCTCAAACATCGGCGCAGGCAATTACCGTTTTAGCGTCGAGTTTACCGACTTCACCTAACTTTATGGCCTTTCAAAAAACCATCACCCTCGCCAGCGGAGTCTCAGGAAATTACACGCGGCTGATTACCTACCGCTGGGATCGTTCGACGCGCGAGGCCGTCGCGTTGTTTGCGCTCTACCTCGATGCGCAGGCCGCGCAGTCAGGCAAGCACGCGCTGACTCCGTTCATCGCCAAGCTCCGCCTCGACGGTGCGAAGTTCGACTTCTACCTCGGCAACGCGGTGCTGAGCGAGCACGCGGCGATTGCGCAGCTTTACGCAGCGGCGAAGGCCGAGCCGGTCTCGTGCGACGCCGGATCAAACGTCTTCGCCGACGCCGTGGACGCGTAGTGATTCCGCGCTGAGTCTGTTTTTTCTTCAGACGTAAGCCGTTGACTATCAACGCGCACGGATTGCGTGCGATACTTCGCGCACATTTGACTTCACATCGTCGGGCGGATGTGTAGGGTTTGCTCATGCCAGCCGACGCGAATTAACGCCAAGGACGCAATCGACCATGACATCCCAATCCGCACTCACCCAAGCTCTGGTCCTCGCGCTGACCGCGCCAGACCAACAGCGCGCCGACCGCGCAATCGCTCTCGCCGAATCCATCGGCGCGGGCTGCACGGCGAAGCAGATTGCAGCGGCGAAGCGCAACGCGGCAAAACTCACGAAATGAAATCCACGCTCCTCTTCCTCGCGCTCGCGGCTACCGCGCACGCGGCGCCACCCGCCTCGTTCTGGCGGGCGATCCATCTCGTTGAGACATCCGGCCGCACTGGGCCAATCCTCGGCGACGGCGGGAAGGCGCTGGGACCGCTCCAGATTCACCGCGCATATCACGCGGATTCACGCGTAGCCGGCGATTACAGCCGAGTGGCCGATCTCGACTACTCCAAGCGCGTCGCGACCGCATACCTCGAGCGCTACGCGCCCGCGGCGTGGAAGGCGGGCGATGTCGAGACGCTCGCTCGCGTGCACAACGGCGGACCGAGAGGTCATCTCAAGCCGGCAACCAAAGGCTACGGCGCGCGCGTCAAGGCGCTCACAAAATGAACCCACCCGACCAACCATGCCAAGCCACACCCGCTGGCGATCTACGCCAGCAGATCATGGACAGTAGAGTGCCAAAAAATGAACGGGAGTGGTGGGCATCGCGCGAGATTGAAAAACTTGAACGCAAACTTGCCGACTGGTCCGTGCTCAAAGGCTGGGGCGGCACGCCCGAAATCGTTCACAAGTTCGTGAAGGGCCAGCAGCACCGGATTCACTACTGCCAAAACCTTGAGGCCGAACTCACCGCGCTTGCGGCCGAGCGCGACCGCCTCCGCGCCGAGGTGGAGCGGTGGAAGAAACAAATCAAAGACGACAATCGCTCCTACGGCTGCGAGCTGCGCGACCCGAACGGCACGATTTGGCAGCAGGCGACCAAGGACCGCGCTCGCGCCGAACGGGCCGAGGCCGAACTAATCACCGAGCGCGCGCGGCTGGATTACCTTGGTCTGCACATGGGCACTGCGCTAGTTGCCCACGCTCTCAACTGCGATTACAGCCGGTGCTTTCCGATCCGCGACGCCATCGACCTCGCGATGAAAAACGAAACCAATCCATGACCACCGAACAACACCTCGAACTATTAACCGAGCTGCGCGCCATCCGCGCGGCTCTCGAAGCCAAGCCTCGGGCGGCATCGCCGGCCACGCCCACCGCACCGACCGCGACGCCGAACAGCCTTCCGCCGCCTGCGGTCGAGATACTCAACGCAGGCGACGTGCAGGTCCACTTCGGCAAGAACACCGGGACGCCGCTTAGCTCGCTGACCGACAAACAACTGCTCTGGTATGGCGCGGATCGCCCGGAGCAGCTCAAGAAAGACGGCACGCCGTTCGCTCCGCGCGAGGCCGACGTGCTATTGAAAAACGCGTGCCGCACCTTGTGGCATCAGCGCAAGAGCGCTCCAATCGTGCTGGCGACGCAGCCGGCAGACGACGGCGAGAACGTGCCGTTCTAAAACTTCTCGGCGGTTCCGAGTATAAACCCAACCCTACGACGCCGCTGGTGGCGGTGCGAAAATACGCCAGCAACTATTTCCCAAAAGGAAACCCGCCGGCCAACGACGACCGGCGGGCAACACGAAACACACACACGATACACTAACATGGACAACGTAAAATCAGAGATCGCGGTCGCAGAGACCGCCACGAAAGCACCGATTCAGTTCGGACAACACGGCGTGCAATTGCAGAGCATCGACGAGGCTTTCCGCTTCGCTCGCGCGGTAGTCGCCTCGGGCTGGGCACCGAAAGGAATGGAAAAACCGGAGTCGGTAATGATAGCGATTCAGTTCGGTCTCGAGATCGGACTCACGCCGATGGCGGCGCTCCAAAACATGGCCGTCATCAACGGCAGGCCGGCGATCTACGGCGACGCCGCGCTCTCGCTGGTGAGATCCAGCGGGCAGCTCGTGAGCTACAAGGAGACCGAAGTCGGCGAGCCAGGCAAGGACAGCCACGGCTTTATGGTGACGGTGCAGCGCAAAGGATTCGACGCAGCGAGCGAGACGTTCACCTGCGCCGACGCGAAGGCCGCTAAGCTCTGGGGCAAGGCCGGGCCGTGGAGCGACTACCCGAAACGCATGATGAAATTCCGAGCACGCGGATTCCTTCTGAGAGATCAGTTCGGCGACATCCTTAAGGGACTGCGAACCGCCGAGGAAGCGCGGGACATGCCCAGCGAAATCAACGTCACTCCTCTGGCCGACAAGCTCGCGGGCGGACTGAGCGACGCAATCAACAACTAATGACTAAACCACGCGTCAGGACCGCAGGAATTCCGACCCGCCGCAAAGACGTGCACGTCGAGATCGCGAAACCGAAGCGCCGCCAGGTCGTGGACGAAACGACTTACAGCCGAAACAAAATGGGCATCGCGGTGGACAGTCGCGGCCGCTTCATCGGGCGACGCGACATCGAAAAAGGCGCGGCACATTTCTGGAACTCACGCAGGAGCAAAAACACATGAGCAACGACAACGACACGAAGCAGACAGCAATTATCAACGCAGCGACGGAGCAATTCCGGGCGCTGCTCGAAACAAACTTCCGCAGCATCGCCAAGGCCGCGCAGGACGGATTCATCGAGGACGAGGACCAGACGGAACCAAAGGCGAAAGCCTCGTTTACCGTCGAGTGGGACAGCCTCGCGCAAGCGCCGAAGGTAGGCGTGAAGATCGCGTGGTCGGTCCGGTTTAAGGACGAGTCGGAAACGGAGATCGACCCGTTGCAATCGAAGCTCGGGCTGGAGGAAATCAAATGAGCAACGAGACCATCGAAGAATACCACGCCAACCCGGCTATCAGTCACTCGAAGCTTGAGTGCTACCGCAGGCGGCCGGCGCTTTACTTCAAGAAATACGTGGCCAAGACATTGCCGCAGCCGGAAGAGACCGGCGCGTTTCGCCTCGGCTCGGCGGTGCATTGCGCGGTGCTGGAAGAAAAGGAATTCTCATCGCGTTACATTCTGCGACCCGACTGCGACCGGCGCACGAAAGAGGGCAAAATCGAGTTCGCCGAGTTCTCCGCACAGCACGCTGACAAGACGCTGCTCGACGCCGACGAGATGGCGCAGGTCGTGGCGATGCGCGAAGCGGTGGCGGCGCATCCAATCGCGTCGCGGCTACTCGCGGAAGGGATGCCGGAGATGACTTGGCGCAAGTTGAAGCCCAACGCTCTGGGCGCTCTGCAATGTCGGACCGACTGGTTCGCTCCGTGCGGCTGCGAGATCAGTGACTTCCACCCTTACGCGCTGGACGTGAAGACCGTCGAGAGCCTCGACAGCGACGCGTTCCGCAACTTCGAGCGTGCGGCGTTCAGCTACGGCTACCACCGGCAAGCGGGTTTCTACCTGCCGTTGATCAACGAAATCTTGGGCTATCCGGTCTCGCGGATGTATTACGTGGCGGTCGAGAAGTGCGAGCCTTACGGCGTCGCAGTTTACAAGCTCTCGGACGATGCGATTGCGCGAGGCCAGGACGAGAACATCGCGGACCTCGTGCGGTTGAAGCGCAGCCTTGAGACGAACGACTGGCCGAACATTGAGCCGACGATCCATGAGTTGAAACTGCCGGCGTGGTATGCGAAATGAAATCCAACCTTAAATACAACTGGCGAATCATGCTTGTCAGTCCTGAGCATAGAATCACCGCGCACAAGAACTGCACGCTTGAGCAGGCGCTGCTCACAGCCGACGAACTCGAGACCGAAGTCGAGTGGCTCGTCACCGGAGTATTCATCTCGCGACAACCACGGCCATGAAAGAACTATTTATCATCACCGTTGCGACCGCAGTCTGCGCTAGCGCAATCTGCTTTTGGCTCGGCTACGAACTCGGCAAGCGACGCGGGCGCGACGAGCAATGGGTCAGCGACTACCTCGCGTACGAACGCAAAACACAGGCCGGCCGAGACAAGCTCGGACGGTTCAAAAAACGAAAGGCACCTTATGGTAAGATCAAAATCCCAGCACCAAAAAACGAATCATGAGATCGACCGGCGGCTGCTCGAAATGCAGTCACCGAGCGAGATCGTCCGAAATCTTCGAGGCGCAACACTGAGCAATGTCCACGCGAGAGCGCGGAGGCTCGGACTGGCGCTGCACCGCATCACGCCGGCCGAGCGGGATCATCTCGTCTGGCTGCGGAAGGGGGCGAAGAAATGAAACCCCATCGACAACGCATAGCCATCGCGAAAGCGTGTGGCTTCAAATGTAGCGAATACTCGGACGAATTGGGGCAACTCGTCGCGGAGTTCATGCCCGACTACCTCAAAGACTTGAACGACATGCATGAGGCGGAGAAGGTGCTGAACAACGTCCAGCGAGAGCGGTATCGCACTGAGCTGGTTTACATGCACGCCGGGAGAGATGTGTTTGCAACCTCCGCCCAACGCGCCGAGGCTTTTCTCCGCACAATTGGCAAATGGGAGGATGAAAAATGAACACCTTCATTTTCGGCGACCCGAAGGGACAGCCGAGGGCGCGAGCCTTCGCCCGCAAGATGGGCGCGAAACACGTCGCGCGGATGTATGACAGCGACGTGGCAGACGCGTGGAAGCGGGCGGTAGACCTCGGGATCGAGCGCGAGCTAAAGGCGGCGGCGGGGGCACTCGATCCGGTCGGAGCGTTCGAGTGCAAGCTAACGTTCTTCTTCCGCCGGCCGAAGTCGCATTATGGCAAGGGCGGACACGTGAAGGCGAGCGCGCCGGTCTGCCACGTCTCCAAGCCGGACGCTGACAACTTGGCGAAGCTCGTGCTCGACCGCATCACGCGCGGCGGGCGGATCTGGCGGGACGACTCGCAGGTGGCGAAGTTAAGCGTGCACAAGTTCTGGGCGATCACCGACGCGCGCATCGGCGTTTACCTCAGCGTGGAGCGATTTGAGCCGAGCGGGGCTTGACGCTGGGAGCGGATTGGATAAACAACAAGCAGGCCGTGAAAAGCCTACTGCACGACATGAATCATAGATCAATTTCCCGGCCAGTTTTCGCGAGGCGTTTCGTGCGCCAATTTTCACCGCGAAGGCTGGTCGGGTTTTTTTATTTATGAGCAAGCTACCTTTCCTTCAGTTTTACCCATCGGACTATTTGGTTGATACCCGAGTCCTTTCGCTGGCCGCTCGCGGAGCGTGGGTCGACATCATTTGCGTGCTGCACGCCTCATCGACGCGGGGCACTTCGACTTTGCCGGCGAGAGGCTGGGCCAGAATCATGGGAGCGACCGAAGCCGATTTTCAATCTGCGCTCAGTGAGATCGAAGAAATGAAAGTCGGAGACGTGATACGAGAGTGTAACGGAAATGTAAGTGTTACATGTCGCAGAATGATGAATGAATCTATCACGCGTGAACAGACAAGGTTACGCGTTCAAAACTATCGAAAGAAACACGGTAACAAAGCCGGTAACGAATCAGGTAACGCAGATGTAACGCCCAAGAAGTCAGAAGTCATAAGTCAGAAGTCAGAAGAAGAAGGTAGCGGGGTTGTGACCCCGCCGCCTGCAATTCTTTTCGATGACTTGCTGGACGAACCCGAAAAGCCCAAGAAACAACCCAAACAGACCGACGCGGAATGGCTCGCGGAGCTTGCGACGTCGCCCGCATACTCAGGCATCGACGTCCGGCGCGAGTATTCGAAGATGCAAACGTGGTGCGGCGTAAACCGCAAGATGCCGAGCCGGCGCCGATTCGTCGCATGGCTGAACCGCATCGAAAAACCGATGGACGCTGCGAAAGGAAGCCGAGCACATGAAAGCATCATCGACCGCTCCTGATCCATCGCCCGCGGAGCGCCGGCTGATCGCGGCGTGCGTGGCCGGCGGCGTGCAGACCGTGGCAAGCGCAGTCAACCACGGCATCAGCGCCGAGACCTTCGCCGACCCGATGCTCGGGATTATCTGGCAGGCTCTGGTGCAGACCGCGACCGAGGACAAGGACACGCACGTTTTCAAAGTCGGCCGTCGCGCCTTTGGTTCGGCCATCGATGCCGAGAGCATGGGCCAACTGGCGGAGATCGCCGCACTTGAGCCGACATCGATCTTTGCGAAGCAGCTGACGATCGAAGTCATCGACGCGAACAAGCGCCGCAAGGCCGTCACGAAGCTCGGTCAGGCGCTTCACGCGGTCACTCCACGCGAGGGCGGCGAGTGGGAAGAGGACTGGTCGGCCGCACGGAAAGCGATTCACGAGGCCGAGATCGCGGTTTCGATTCAAGGTGCGACTAAGAGCCTCTCGGCCATCGTGGACGACTACATCCACGACGAGATCCACGGCAGAGAAGCAGGCATCGTCGGGACGGGAATACCGGGCTGCGACGAGTTCCTCGGCAAGATTCGCGCCGGCGAGGTCTGCGTGATTGCGGGCAGGCCGGGCGTCGGGAAGACCGCATTGGCAATCCAGATGGCTGACTCAGTTGTCCGAGGCGGCGGCAAGGCCATGATCGTTTCCCTCGAAATGCAGGCGCGGGATCTTGTCGGGCGGCTGGCAAAGCAACGGCTGGGCCGCAGCGCCGGCATCGTGCGAGGCTGCACCGCAGCGGAGTATCAGTCGGCGAAGACCTCGTGGATCGCGTCGGCGCAGAAGATGAAAGCGGACGAGAAGCGGCTGCACATCTTCGAGGTTCGGCAGGTCAAGTCGGTCTCGGACATCGAAGACCGCGTGGCGATGCTCAAGGCGGCGGACGCTTTGCCCGACGTGGTGGTCATCGACTACCTCCAACTGCTCCACGCGGAGGACTCACGCGCACCACGCGAGCAACAGGTCGCGCTGATGTCGCGCCGGATTAAGCTCATGGCGCTGACGTTTAACGTGGCGGTGCTTTTGCTTTCGCAGCTCAACCGCGAGGCCGAGAAGGAGGGCACGAGGCCGAAGCTTTCGGGCCTGCGCGAGTCCGGCGCAATCGAGCAGGACGCAGATCGGGTCTGGCTGCTTTACCCGGACCCCGAAGTGATGGCGGTTCCTGACGCGCCGACGGTGCAGGTCGTCATCGACCAAGCCAAGAACCGCAACGGCGCGGGCGGGATCGCCAAGGTGGTCGAGTTCTTCAAACCCAGCTTTTCATTCCACAAAAAAATATGAGGCTCTACGACGAACAAAATCGGCTGCACGCGGAGGGCGGACCGGCAGTCACGAACCCAGACGGCTCGTGCGTGTGGTATCATCACGGGAAGATTCACCGGCTCGACGGGCCGGCCGTGCGGCTCGTCTTCGCCGACGGGCGCATCGAGGAGCAGTTTTGGATCAACGGGACCGAGATCGTCGCGCCGCAACTTTAATCATGAAACAAACCAAAGAAGAAATCGAAGCTCAGATCATCGCTTGGCTCAAGATGAGGACAAGCATTCAGCGCAAAGTTCGCGCAAGCACGACCGCACTCGAAGCCGTTGAAAAGAAACTCGCCGACCTTGTGGGTCAACTTTCCTCAAAATCAAAACCATGAAATCCAACACGCAAAACATGCAGCGCGGTCCAATGGCCGACGCTTTCGATATCTTGAGCCGACACCCGAGCGACATCAACGAGCACCTGCCGATGCTTTATTTCCTCGCGCAGCAATGCGACCACGTCACCGAATTCGGCGTGCGAACCGGAGCGAGCACGCTGGCGTTTCTGCACGGACTGCAAGGGCGGCGGGCAAAGCTCAGAAGCTACGACATCAACGATCAGTTCGGCGTTCATAAGACGATGGCACCGCACACCACGGCGGACTGGACGTTTTCGATCTGCTCAACGCTGGCGATTTCGCCGATTGAGCCGACGGATTTGCTATTCGTGGACACGCTGCACCGCTACGACCAAGTGCGGCAAGAGCTGGCGCTGCACGGCGACGCGGTTCGGCGCTGGATTGTTTTCCACGATACCGAGACGTTCGGCGTGACGGGAGACGACGGTGGCGAGGGCATCAATCGGGCGATTGACGAGTGGCTGGCATCGAGACCGGAGTATCGAATCGTTTACCGGACGCACCGAAACAACGGGTTGACCGTCATTGAGCGGGAGACTGAAGTGGCTTGGTGATTGACACGGAGCGCAATCCGTCAAAAGCGATGGGAACACACATGACGACACCACAAACACACGACCAAGACCTGCGGGAGCTGGAGGCTTTGCGCTTCTCAGCACGGGCGGCGCGGGCTATCACGACGCTGGAAATGCAACGCAAGACCATCACCCGCGAATATGGCGAGCGGATCAAAAAGATTCGGGCGCTGATCCTGATCTTGCAGCAGCGCGAGAGCATCGGGCAGCTCGGCATCGACGGGATCAACGCGGTGGAGATTTCGCCGGAGCTGAAGAAATTGATTCACAATCCGGTCGGTGACCTGACGTGATTACGGCGACATACGACCGCGCAACGACCTACGAGGCGACCTACGACGGCGCTCGGTCGGACGCGGGACGGCTATCGGCTGAGATCATGGAGCGGCTGGTTGAGCTGCACGAGCTGAGGATGACCCTT